AAAACACTGGAATCACAACTTGAAACTTTGACCATGCAAATCAAATCTCGCATGGGCGAAGCGGCATTGTTGACGTATAACGGTCAAAAACTGGCGACGTGGAAAACCAACAAGCCAAGCGAGAAAACAGACTGGAAAGGATTTGCTATCGAATTGATGTTGCGAACCAATGGCGCTATCAGTAAAGACAACATCGAAGAAATGATGCGCAGATTTACGACCATCAAACCAGGCGCCAGGCCTTTTTTGTTGAGGTGATCAAATGGCAACGCATGGAATGAAGCACGCTAGAGAATACAAGATTTGGGACGGAATGAAATATAGGTGCAGCAATAAGAATGCCGTCAATTACAAAGATTACGGTGGAAGGGGGATAACAGTTTGCGACAAGTGGATGAGATTTGAAGGATTCTTTGAAGATATGGGTTACTCGAACGGGCTGTGCTTAGACAGAATTGATAACAACAAAGGTTATAGCAAAGAAAATTGCAGATGGGTTAACCATAAGCAGAATAACAGGAATAAGAGAAATAATGTCCGTATCTGCGGAAAAACAATGATTGAGTGGTCGGAAGAAACCGGAATTAGCCCACAAGTAATTTGTTACAGAATAAAAAAGATGGGGATGAGCTATTTGGATGCAGTATCAACACCTTTGCTAAAGAAACATAACAAGGAGAAAACAAGATGTCAACAACAGATTTAAAAGCAGCAGTAACAGGAACAAAACCAGAAAAACCGACGAATCTTAACGAGTTGTCCCAATTTTTGGCTTCCCGTATGGGACAGATCAAATCAGTAATTGGAAACAATCTGACCCCGGAAAAAATGGCAAGGATTGCCTTGAACGAGTTACGCGGAAATGCTTATCTGGCAAAAATTGCACTGCAAAACCCCGGCAGCTTCGTTAATGCCGTTGTTCAAGCTTCGCACCTGGGGCTTGAAATCGGCGGCGCTTTAGGACAAGCCTACCTTGTGCCTTTTAATGGCGAAATCAAAATGATGCCCGGTTATCGCGGACTGATTTCTCTATCAAGACGCTCAGGCGAGATTAGCAACATCAATGCGAATGTGGTTTATGAAAACGACGAATTCGACCTTGTACTCGGCCTTGAAAATAAAGTAACACACCGGCCTAAATTGTCAGGAGATCGTGGCGAGCCAAAGCTAGTTTATATGGTCGCGCATTTTAAAGACGGCGGCAGTCATTTTGAATGGATGACCGTTGATGAAGTCATGAAAATTAAAGCCCGAAGTTCAGCGGTTAAATCCGGCAAACAAACACCGTGGGACACAGACCGAGACGAAATGATTAAAAAGACTGTCATTCGGCGCGGCTGGAAATATTTACCTATGTCAATCGAAATGCAGAATTTGGAAAAGATCGAAGCTGCAAACGAGGAAAACAAAAAAATCGTAATCGATGCCGACGACTCGATCATCGTTGACGAATCCACTGGGGAGATTGTTGGTAGTGCTGGCGATTCTCAACCGGCGGCATAAACAGGTTTTTTAAATTTAATTAAGAGCGCTAAACCATGTGGCTAAGAGACTTGGGAATAGAAAAACCTGCAAAAATAAAGATTAATAAAAACGCGAATGTAAAGATACACGCTCATGATATGAGTACAAGTATTTATGATAACTATGACCCTCAAAAAGATGATGTGAGACCATACTCTAAAGGAAAGATTAAAAGCTATCCATTAGAATCAATAACCTTGATGAAGGAAAGGATTAGCCAAAAATTAGATTCCGGGATAACTAGGGGTTGGCAAATTTACGAGTTCATGTTGGACGATGAAATACAAGAAGGCATCCACATAATACCGCGTAATAAAATTGGAAATCCAATGTCTCGCTGGACTGTATATCACTACATTGGCATCGTGAAAAAAAACTTCAAATCCGAAACAGCGACCGAAAAGATACTGAGACTGCACCAGAATGGGCTTGATTTAAGAGAAATATTTAAGCAAGTACCTTGTAGCCTTGATTATTTTCGCAAACTCACGTTACGGCTAGGACTAAGAAAACGCGGCGAAGATTACGCACCGTGAAGTTATTTAACAAATAAAAATAATATCAATTTTAATATTAAGGAAAAAGCAAATGGCCAGTATTAATTTGTGTCAGTTTATCGGAAATGTTGGAAAGATCGAATCAAGACACATGAGCAACGGCGATCAGATGGTTAATTTATCGCTTGCTTGTAATGAAAATTACAAAGACAAAAACGGAGAAAAACAAGAAAAAACCGAATGGATAAACGTCAATATTTACGGCAAACTTGCTGAGATTACGGCGCAATATGTTACCAAAGGAATGCAAATTTACATTTCAGGACGTATGCAAACTCGCAAATATACTGATAAACAAGGCATTGACCGCTACACCACGGAAATTATAGCAAACGAGATGAAAATGTTAGGCAGCAAATCAGGAAGCGGCTCTGAATCAAGCCAACAAAGCCATGCGCCAGCGCAAAACAAAGCTGGATTCGATGATTTGGATAATGATATTCCGTTTTAGCGGGCGGCGCGGTTGAGATGGCAGATATAACGATGTGTACACAAACGCTTTGTCCAAACGCTGGACATTGTTACCGAGTTCAAGCGAAGGCTGGCTTTTGGCAAAGCATGGCGACCTTTGAATATTCAATTTCTGAGCGTGGCGTTGAGTGCAGCAATTATTTGCCAATGTTCCGAGTGACCCAATTTTTGGGATCGCCGCTCGTGACAAAGGAAATGTGGACTAAACCAGACCGGATATTTAAAACAACAAAGTGACCATGCAAACAGACGAAATTGAAAAACTAAGCGCATAAATTTAGATTAAAGAACAGAAATGTTACTCTCACAATCAGAAATCGAAGAACTTACCGATTCCAAAACCGCCAAATGCCAGATTAAATGGTTATCAGATCGTGGATGGGTGTTTGAAGTATCAAGGATGGGCAGAGTCAAGGTACTGCGCGAATACGCAGCCATGCGCATGGGCATGCCGGTTAGTGGTAACATCACCCCATCGACCGAACCCGATTTTTCAAGCTTGCCATGATCGCACGCCGTAAAAACAACCTGCACCTGCCGCCGCGCATGTATCAGTATAAAGGCGCGCGGAAGGTAACGTATTACACCATCACGCCAGCAAACGAGCGCATTAACCTTGGACACGACCTGATCGAGGCCAAGCGAAAACTGATCGAAATCGAAGAAGGCCGTCCGGTTGCTGGAACCATCAGAGACATGATCCACCGTTACATGCGCGAAATCAGTCCCAAAAAAGCGCCGCGCACACATAAAGACGAAATCGCCAGCGCAAAACTGTTGAATGAAGTTTTCGGAAAAATGAAACCGGCAGACTTACGCCCGGTGCATGTCGCTCAATACTTAGACCGGCGCGGACAAACTGCACCAGTACGCGCCAACCGTGAGAAATCGCTGCTTTCACACATTTTCAGCGTCGCGATGCGATGGGGAATTGTCGACAAGAACCCATGCCGTGGCGTAGCGAGGAATACCGAAACACCGAGAGACCGGTTCGTTACCGATGGTGAGTTATCTGCATTCTGCCTGTTTGCCGAATCAATCAGCGACACCGGGAAGATTCTCGCATACTCAGCCAGGCTTGCGTATTTGACCGGGCAACGCAAAGGCGACCTGCTGCGCTTACGCCTAGACAAAATCACCGACGAGGGCATATATATTCAGCAAACTAAGACCGGCGCAAAAGTGTTGATCGAATGGACAGAAAGTCTACGTCAATGCGTAGACAAACTGCGCACCCTACCCCGTCCAATCAGCGGCCTGTATCTGATCTGTAACCGATCCGGCCAGCCTTACACCGACTCAGGATTCAAGGCGCTCTGGGGAAGATTAATGACGGAATGGGAAAACAAAGGAAACGAACGCTTTCACTTCCACGATTTGCGCGCAAAAGCCATCACGAAAATGATGGAACAAGGAAGGCAAGCAAGCAATTTGTCCGGGCACAAGTCCGAAGAAATGACCGCAAAAGTTTATGATCGTCGATCATTCAAACGGTCGAAAGCGGTGGAATAATTTTTGTAAGATGGAAAAATAGACCCGCATGGATAAAGAGTCTAAGGATTGCGTGAATTACAAAAAAACATTCGTAAGTTATTGATTGTTTGAAGTGTGTTACCCGGATTGTGATTCCGGTTGTCGTGGGTTCGAGTCCCATCAGCCACCCCAACAAATCAACAGGTTATAAACAGTAAAACTAAACTTTGTAATAAAAAACCACCTTTTTTGTAAGATGGAATTTTAGATCAATCAAAACATAATCACGATTTTTACACCAACTGCCTGAGCATTTGGGACATACCCAGGCAGTTCTGATCGATCTAGCGTTAGTATGACCGGCCTAATCTTTAGCCTTAAATCCAATTTTTTCGGTGCTTGCGACTGTTGTGACTGGAACGTAGAACAGCCCGACAAAAGATACAATACCAGCACTGATAACATTAACCTGCTCATCTGTAACCGGTAATTCATAACCAAACACCCGCGCCATGTTTAGGATTGTGATAACAAAAGCCGACAAGATCGACACCGTAATTTGTCCTGTTTTCCATGCAGCCGGGTTTGCCACGACCTTTCCCTGCTTTAAAACTTCCGGGATTGAAAAAATCGCCGTTACTTTATTCATGCCACCTCCAACAAGTTGTCAACAATTTGCTTTATTTCACAATATCCACCATCAGGATAAAGCGGAATTTGTGATCGTATCGCGGTAATAAAAACTTCGCGCCAATGCGCATTTTCTTCCGCGCAGTATTTCGCATTCAGTATTTTTGCTTCCCTGGTGGCGTTTTCAATAAACGCCCTGGCCTTCTCTGGATCTTTACAGCCTGTTATAGCAAGTAAAAAAAACAAACAAAAACCTATATAGTGTTTTCTCATATCATTCCTTCAAAAAGTTTAATTTCTTTTTCTCGCCGGTTTATCAGCCCTTGAAGCACTTTGCCGCCTGAATGCTTCCATCGTCTGAATTGTTCTGGTATTTTTTCATATTCTTTTTTGAGAAGAAGTTTGCGCAAAGTTGAATTAAGATATGCTGAACCTCCAACGTTGAGTACAAACGACACCAGCGCATCATATTGATTTTGTGTTAGCCATAAATCAACGCCCAAGCCAATGTTAACCACGCTTTCAGCATAAGCAAGATCCTGCGTAAACAATTGGTCTATCTGTCTATCAGTCAGCCCGTTCCCGTACTTTACTTTGACGCCATCGATAATGATGCTGCCGGTGCTTAGTTCGTCGCGCGTCAGCAAATGCCCCACGCCAATTGTCGGCAGTCCTGCTGCGTCTTGATAAACTTTATTGCGGGCTCCGCCTTCCCACTCGGTCAGCAATCGCCGCCCGTACTCACTCATTCTCATAGTTAATTATTCACCCCAAAAAATTTTTAAGCGCCGCGCGGATCTCTTCGGCGCGCTCCCAAAACCAACCCAAAGAAACCGCAACTGCGACAACAGTGCTTGCGACGATCCGCCCAACAAACATATATCGTTCAATCTTTCTAAGTCGCGCATCAATGCTTGCCATCATTTCGATTAACTGACTCGCCTTTTCCTCATCAAGTGGACATGATGCCTTTTCAAACATGCGCGCTCCTTAAATAAAAAATCCGCACGAAGGCGGATTTGTGATTAAATAAAACCATGGATTACGAAACAGCCAGATCAATAATTGTCCCGCTTGGGGTTTGCCTATTAATGCCCCTGTACTTGAGGTTCCAAAAGTGGCTTCAGGATTGGGTAGCCCGCTACGGACAATGGCAAATTGAAGCCTCTTATCAACTCGGGAGGAAGTGCGGCCGGGCGATTAAATGCTTGCGCGCTTGGATTAAGCGCTGAATTAACCTGCCCTTGAACCCTGAAGTTCATTAATGGATTAATCGCCAATTCTTTCAAATACGGTAGCCCTGACATTCTGCCCATTAAATTTGCAATTGCCTGTGATGTGCCAGAGTTATTTACGACAGCGCCTACCGGCTGGGATTGTATCGCTGCCGATACCCTACCGATTCTTTGCAAGTGCTGCATTTCTTCGGGCTGAAACAAGATTTTCAGTTTTGCTTCGCCGATTTGCTTTAAAGCTTTGTTGTAGGCAGATTGACTAAATTTTCCGAACTCGTCAGTAGATCCGTTCAATGCCTTCTCTTTCAGCCAGTCGATTATCTGGCCCTTTGTTTCTGCGAATAGCTGCGGATTGTTTTGCAGATCGGAACGAAGCGCCATGACATCGGCAGCCTTTCCGCGTATTAGAAATTTGCTCACAAAATCATCCGGCGACACCGCGCCCTCAACAACAGACTTCAGCGGCGCGGAATTATCAAGCGCGCTGAAACGCTGTGCAGCCGCCGATCTTGCGGCCTTGAATGCGTCGCCTGCCTGCTGTCCCAGCGTGTCGCCTACCCTGTCGATCTCGTTTTGCAGCGCATCGTTCACGATTTTTAGCGCAACATTTTCCCGCCCAGGAATTTGCGACATTTGACCGTTAATTGCTTGTCTTATTTGCTCGGCTTTTTGAATCGTGAACGGAAGTTCGCCTGTGGCAATTTGATTGATCGCTTTCCTGACACCGCCCGGCAGCGCATCGCCAAGCATGGCATTGTCTAAAGCATTGTTTACGGATTGCGCAAAATTTCCAGGGTTAAGCGGCGCGTGTATTCCGGCGGCCTCTCTTGCTGCGCCGTATAAATTATCCACGCCTGATTTCCTCGCGGCATCGATTGCTTTCAAATGGTCAATAATTTGATTGCCAGCGCCGTATCTGTCCAAGCCAGCACCGGATCTTTGCGTATTTAGATTCTCAATTAATTGCTTGTTCTGGGTATTAAACCGGCTTGCCAACTCATCGCCAGAGCCGGCAATGCCGCGCGTATTTTGCTCAAATTGAAACTGCCCCGGCTCTCTTGTCAATTGTCCAAGCGTAGGTTTGATATTCAATGAATCGAAATCAGCCTTCCGCGCCAAGGCGTCAATATCAAGATTTCCGCCAGATTTTATGGATGTTTCCACATCTTTCATAAGAGATTCCTGCATTTCTTTTGAAAGCCTGTTGAAATCTATTCCACGTTCAGAGAATTTAGCAGAAAGCTCTTCCGCCCCTTGCTTTGGATCGAATCCTCGAAATTTTGCCGCAATCTTTGAAAAACCTTTAGCCAACGCATCGGACACGAAAGGCGAAGCCGCGCCCGTTGCCGCACCTATTGCTGCTTGTTCCGCTTTCTGTTCCCAAAATGGATTGTCTTCGCCGGTGTCATTCACTGGCTGCATTGCTGCGCCAACAGTTCCCGCTCCAGCACCAGATAAAACTCGACCCAACATCGGCGCGCTTTGGGCGGCCATAAACGGCATAGCAAGCGGTATTGATGCGGCAATATTGCCACCGATCCGACCGACATCCAAGCCTCGATCCTCTCCGTTGCGCCAATTTTGCCGGTAATCTTGTTCCGCCGCTTGGTTGATACCCTCGACTTTTTGGCGTTCCGCTTGCATAAATTTCTCGAAATCGGAACCAGCCGGTGCAACGGCTTCTAATCCTCGCGTCAATAATTGCGCGCCACCATCCGCAATATCCCGCGCGCCTCGGACTGCCCCACCAATAAATGAATTTTTCAGGTTATCAAGAAGTGTAGCGCCCGGATGTTGTCTTGTGGTGTTGGTTTGCGCCACCGGATTGAGCACTACATCCGGTTGCCCGCCGCTTTCCGGCTGTGTGTGCAAGTTTTGCTGCACGTAACCGATGGCATCTTCCTCGGTTGCGCCTTCCGGTGCAAATACTCGGTACTTTTTCCCGTCAGGTGCTGTAATCTCAAATCTCGGCATAATTAATCAATCCTTTGGGCAGCCCATCCGCCGCCGCTTATTGTTGATCTTTTGTTTTGCGATGCCGGAGGTTGACCGGCTTTCGTTTTTGCTCGGCCAATGCCGTTACGAATTATTTGCTGAAATTCTCTCGACGCTTTGATGAATTCATCCTCAGTATTGGCTTTTTCCATCCGAGACATAGCTTGAGTTGCCTTTGTACCTTCAATCTCAGTGATCTGCCCTCCGCCTTTTAACATCTCAAACGCTTCCAAGAATTGCTTGCCTTTGAGTTGTTTTAGTGCAATATCGAAGCTTGCGGCATCGGTGCCTGGCACATAAGACAATGGAGAACCGACAACGGCGCTTTTTCCAACCGATATTTTAAAGCCTGGATGCGCAAGCAAATCATCAATCAATTTAATCGATTCTTCGCCCTGCTGTATTACTTTCGGCAAGTCAGCCTGAGCCTTGATACGATTAACCGCGCTCTCTTTTGCCCCTGCTATTTCCCCGGCCTTTTGCGCCTGAAATTCTGGGCTGTAATCCATTGCAAATCTAGCCCGATTCAAATCATAATTCACCCCGAAATGCCGTTCACTCTGAGCTAGTCTAGCCGATTCTCCTGGACTGATCGTTTTTCCGTACTGCGCGACAGGTTTCATCGAAACCGGATCAATCAACGCATTCGATCCGCCCTGATCCATTTTGATCGGCGCTTTCCAGGGCGTTTCACCGGTATTCGTCACGCCGCCGAATGAGTCGATATACTTGACAACAGGCCGCCCGTTCTCATCGGTCGCCTCGATCTTCGCCTTGTATTGCGGAATGGCGCTTTGTAGCGTTTTTATATGCTCCATCAATTCCGGCATGCCGCTCGACATCAAGGTATTGATTGCGCCCTTGTGATCGATAGAGCCGTCGTTTTTGGTGTGCTCCCGCAGCGTATCTTGCAGCATTTGCCGCGCCGATTGTTCTCGCAAGAATTTCTGGTTTTGCATCTCAGCTATAAGCTTCCGATGCTGCAATTCATTTCCAATCATAAGGCCGTTCATCGCGCCTTGAAAACCTGCACTGAATCCCCTCTCAGGATCAAGAAAACCAGCCGCGCCGCCCAATAAAGCTAAAGTCTGTGGACTTGTCCAGTTGCTCATATCAACTCCTGTAATTTACCTTCCGCTCATACCGCGCTCATACCGCGCTCATACCGCTCATACCGCTGCCTTTGCTGCGCCCAATGATCCCATGCCGCTCATCAAACCGCCAGCCGCCATAGCGCCGCTTATCGCCAATTGTGCGATACTAGGCGTAGTGGTTGTTTTGCCTCGTGTGGTTCCGTAAGTCTGCGCAGTCGGTGCCGTTATGTTGTAATACCGCGCCAAATTATCCCAATTCAGTTCATTTGGCATGTTAAGCGCATTCATATAATTACCGTACATCGAATCGGCCATGCTGTTAGTGTTATTCAAAACATTAAGCCCCTGCATGCGGTTATTCAGGTTTTGTGCGTTTCGATCCATTAATTGTTGATTATTTTGCAAGCCCAGATTCGCATTAAATTGATTTGCGTTCATCAGATTGGCTATATTTTGTGCTTGCGAATTGAAGTCGTAACCCGCATTGATGTTTTGTGCGTTCAACGATCTGTCAGTATTTCCGATAGCCAATCCAACGGCCTGATCGTTCAATTGGTTGGCCGTTCCCATCATTCGGTTCTGTGCGTTTTCAAATGCCGCACCATACATCGGAGCCAATCCGGTTGATAAATCCTGATTCAATCTCGACATAGCCAAACCTTCAGCAATTCCTTGTCGTGATCCACCATATTGACCCGCCCCCATCGCTCCCGATCGGATCTGCGGTAATACGTTTTCGGTCGTGTTTCTGGTTATCTGATTGGTTATGCTCTGCGCGATTGGGTCAAGGTATTTTGTGTTTATACTCCCGGAAAGTAACTGACTTAAAGAGTTACTTGGATTCAATGCCCCTTGCAAATTCCTTGCGGAAAATGCGTCAACACCCCCGCCCGCATATACATTTGGCGCATTAATACCACCTGGGTTGTTTATATTGCCAACGCCGTAAAAATCACTATCGAACTCACCATTGCCGGTTCGGTGCGCTGCATCATAGATTCCGGGAAGCCATCCGGCTCGCTGGCCGATATTTTCCCGATATGCGTCGCCAGCCCCTTGCATTGCATCGTTCCAGCCGCCGGAATTGTAAAGCCGCCCAGATTCAGGTAAATATCCTTTAACGCCTGATTCTTCGTCGCCAATGATATATTCGTCCGCCTTGTCCCATGGCGTTAGATAACTTTTTGTCTTTTGCTTGCCGTTAAGAATGCCGCTAAGAAATCCCATGATCTAACCTCGCTTTTTTATTCATTACCCTAAAAACACCCAAGCCGAACCGTTATACCGGTAAAACCCAATGCCGCTTCCTGGATTCCAATTTGTTCCGTCCGCATACCTGAAGTCACCATCGCGCGGCTTGGATGGGGCGGCATGAATCTTGTCCAAATGCCCATCGGCCAGCCGATTGACCGCAGATTGAATCTTCTCAAATTCATTTTGCAAATAAAGCGGAATGTCTTTTTGGTCAATAGGCACCGGGCCGGGCGCATAGAACGCGCTGCTGTTATTTGCTGGTTTCATTTACCACATTCCCGCTTCTTCAATGTCCAAGTCGTACGAATCTAAGCGCCACTGATACGCTGTACCAGTCTCAAGCCTCACCGAAATATAGCGACCGGCCACCAGGCAGTTATTCGCAACCGTTGACCCTATGGTGTGCGTCATGCTTGTGTAGGTTGGCTCTTCCCACGGATCGGATTGACTACCTATTTTAATGATGACCGTTTCGCCGGTATTCCCTACGATTCTTGGGCGGATGCCTTTCACAAGCTTTATTTTTTCCGGTGCGCCAAATGAAAGCCCGCGCCGTTCAAGATATGCGGCAGGCAATACGCCATCAAAGCTTGAGCTTGAATCCATCATAAACAGCTTTGTTCCGTTACCGGCCATCAAAACACGCGTTGTTGATGGCACAAAATCCGGCCCGTTCCACATGGTTAAATCTGACAGCCAGGGCGAAGAATCTTGCGACCAATTCCCGGTCAATCCGTTTTCGATTGGCCCAAAAGAAGCATGGTTGATATTCGGTAATTCCCTGATGCTTGCCGTATTGTCTTTGTAGTTCCAAACAATAGCCATATCTGGAACCGAAGATCCGATCTGTGCGAAGGCAATGAATACTTCGTTGAAAAATGGATTTTTGAACACAAACGATTTGCTAACAGCGTCCACGTCCATGTGCTGAAACAGCCAACGGCGCGTCATTTTGTCCAAGATAGACCGCGCCGTCATGCCATCGTGAACGATAATATCCGAGCCGGTCAGAACCACATGAAAGCCATCAACCTCAACCACACAATTGCGATTGAGCGCGCCGGATGTTCCAAGCACCTTTGAAAACCTAAAAACATAAGGCCCGCCGGTGAAATCCATACGCCAACATGAATTTTCTTTATATATCATGAACGTCCCACCAAGCTGCAAGCCGTCAATAATATGGTCGTAACCCTCTGCAAGATCAGCTTCGCCCGCGTCCTTGGTTGTGTCGGTATGATCCCAACTAGCAGGAACCGCGCCGGGGTCAGCCGGATGCGACCACTTCACCATGTAAGGGTAATTGGTCGTGGTCTTTGTCACATTCAACGCGACAAGGTGTTTGTTAAAAGCTCTCAATGACTTGCAATAAGTATTTGCTGGCCAGTTTGCAAGGTCGACGAAATCATTGGCTGTGTTCAAGTCCCATGACATAGGAACCTTGGATGTATCGCCAACATTCAGAATTGGGATGCCTGACAATAGAGTGCTTGTCCATTGATTCGCAACACCGGTTCGCGGCGTTGCATGCGTAATGTCGGTATGAACTGCCGCGCCGCCGGTAATCGTCACGCAATAGGTTTTTGCTGCGGTCGCATATATCCAATACCTGTTGCCGCCAACGTTACAAGGCAAAACATGCTGAGGCGCAAATGACGGCGAATTATAAACTTCACCATGCCCATAAAACTGATAAGCGTAGCCATCCAAAAACCGGATGTTCTCGCAATCAGTCCACGCATTGATTGGTAATTCATGGTTGGACAGATCCTTGTTAACCCCGACTGATCCGGCGTTTGGTACTCGAATTAACGCCATCTGTTATTTGCTGCCGCAATGTATTGATTTATGTCGCCTATCTGCCCGTATCTTTTCTCACTGAAACCGAAGTTATTTCCTATGTTTTGTTTTCCTTGTCTCCGGCCAAGTAAATTTGGATTGAAATTGTTTCCGGCGAGACTTAAAAGACCGCCGTTCAATTGATTCCTAACCATTCCTGGATTAGCCAAACCGGCGTATTGTTGAAAGAATCCGGCCTTATTTAAACCAGGATTCGTTTTATCCATTTTGTAGCCTTGATAGGCAAATTTTGCTGCGTTCGCAAATGATTTGTCATTCATGATCGGATTTGAAGATGGAGCAGAAACCATGCCCATATCTTGCGCTCTACCGTATAACCCGCCGGGCATAACGGGCGCTTGATATTGTTGATAAAATTTCGTCATTTTCTTTATCCTCCAAATTTCGGTAATTCGGCTATTAATTCTTTAATGGATGGCGCGCCCCTACCTCCACCTTGCACGTCCTGTAAAACTTGATAGCAATAACCCCAAACTTGAGAGCGCCAGACAATAAACGACTTGCTTTCGGCTTGGAATTGATTGATTTCCGCAGCATAAGAGCATGCGGACAAAATGGAATCATAGCCTTTGGATTGTGCGATAGAGTCAAGATGCGCCTGCACTGAATCTTCATATTGTTGCACCGTTGGCACTATTTGTGGGGCCGGATGAAAAGCCCCGTCGTAAGCGCCGCCAATCTGCGCAGATCCATTATCCTCAACCCAATTGTCAGCCAACGGAAAATCAGATATGGCAACATTGGCCACAATATTATTTTCTATAATCGCGTATCTCATATCCAAAATACCCTCACTAAGCCGTTGCCGCCGTTGCCGCCGTTGCCGCCGGTTCCT